CCCGAATGAAGAGAAAGAAATTGAAATAGAAATAGAAGAAGAAGAAGTAAAAGAAGAAAAGCCGGAAGCACCTGAATTAGAAGGTATTGAAACCAAGGGTGCTGAAAAAAGAATAAGGCAGCTTATTCGGCAAAGAAAAGAACGTGACGAACAAATTTCTACTCTCATTCAAAAAAATGAGGAGTTGTTTCAAACTCTCAGAACAAAAGACAAGGAAGTATCAGATTTTAGTAAACTAACTCTTGATGCTTCTGAAAAACAATTAACTGATAAAATTGATCTTGCCAGAACTGTATATATGGAGGCTTTTGAAGAAGGAGAAAAGGAAAAGCTATTAAAGGCGCAAGAGATGTTGAATGAAGCTCAAACTGATTTAAAGACTATTTCTTCAGCAAAGAAACACTATGAAGAACAGCCAGAGCCGGTTCAACAACCTCAGTATGCTCCTCCTCCTCCCCAACCTACAAGTGATCCTATGGCAGAAGAATGGGCAGCTAAAAATAATTGGTTTGGACAAGATAATGTCAAGACTGCCGCTGCTCTGGCAATTGATGCCGAATTAAAAGGAGAAGGTTATGATCCTACTGAAGAGGGTTTTTATCAGGAAATTGATAATAGATTAAACCAGGCTTTTAATGTTGAAAGTCAGGAACGTGTGCAGGAAAGTTCGTCAACACCTGCTCAAGTAGTATCTGGAGGATCACGTTTACCCCAGTCCAATTCTAATAAAGTTAAACTATCAAAAGAAGATGTTAGGCTTGCACAGAAATGGAATATACCACTTGAACAATATGCTGCTGAAAAGCTGAAGATTACTGATGCTGACGGCAGCTATACAAATATCGGATAAACGTGGAGGATTAAATTATGACACGAAATGAAATACGTAGTAATACTACAAGGGAAGCTACAACAAGAGAAATCGAAGAAGAATATGTCTTTGAGGAGCCAGATGCCCTCACAATACCGGATTCGGTACAAGCAAGATTCGACAATGAAGAAATGTCTTTACGTTGGATACGCATATCTGTAAAAGGCGTGGATGATATCATGAATGTTGGTAAAAAACAACAGGAAGGATGGATATTCGTAACTCCTGATGAAGTACCTGAGATGGCTATTACATCCTTCGTAAGGGAAGAAGGTCGTTATCTTGGAGCAGTCTGTCGTGGAGACTTGGCATTGGCTAAAAAACCAACTGCAAAGGTAAAGGCTAGGCAAAAATTTTATGAGAATAAGGCTAATGAACAGATGGATGCAGTAAATGCACAACTCATGAAAAGTTCTGATTCTCGTATGCCAATTACTAATACAAGTAAATCTGTAACAACAAGAGGTCGGCAACCTTCTTTTCAGGATTAGCCTCCTCTTATAAAATAGGAGTGTAAACTATGTCTACTACTAAAGCATTTCGTGGCTTTACTCCTGCTCGTAAAATTGGTGGTGGTTACAACAATGAAGCGGTAACTGATGTTATTGCTTTGTCGTCTACCGGCCTTACAGGGTCGCCCACCAACAATATTTTTACTGGTGATCCAGTAGTACTTCCTGGTGCTAACTTTGCAACGATATCTCCGTATATCGCTACAACGCTAAAACCTTCAGGAGTATTTATGGGTTGTCAATATGTTGAAAATGGTGAGCAGAAGTTCTCCCGTTGGTGGAACGGAAGTACTAGTGCTACGGATATTAAATTTTTTGTGATTACTGATCCTGATCAGACTTATCACATTCAATGTTCAACTACTGTTTCGGCGGCTGAAATGTTAATCGTAAAGAATTATAATGTTACGGTTAGCTCTACAGCGTCTTCGGGGAATACCACAACGGGTCAGTCTAGTTATTATCTAGATGCTGCATCCGGCGCAGAAAGTGTGTTACCAGTGCGTGGTATTGGTCGGGCTAAGTTTCCTGATGAAGGAGATGGAGATGCCTATCCGATTGTCGAAGTATATCTAAATACACACCGTGACCGTTATGTAACGGCTACGGCATCCACGGCTTGATAGGAGGAATTAACTATGGCTATAAATAGAGCTAGTATTAGCAAAGAACTCCTTCCAGGTCTTAATGCGGTATTTGGAATGGAGTATGGAGAGGTCAACAATGAGCTTGATCCTCTTTATGAAATAGAAAACTCAGATCGTGCTTTTGAAGAAGAAGTACTTTTCACCAGTTTTGGTTCCGCCCCAACAAAAGGTGAAGGTGCTGCTGTTTCTTATGACGATGCCCAGGAAAGCTATACAGCCCGTTATACGGCTGAAACTATAGCTCTGGCCTTTGCGGTTACTGAAGAAGCGATGGAAGACAATCTTTATGATACGTTTGCCAAGCTTCGTGCTAAAGGTCTTGCCAGGGCAATGGCAAATACGAAACAAGTGAAAGCTGCAAATACATTCAACAATGGTTTCTCTGATACTATTGGTGATGGTGTAGCCTTCTTTGCCAGTACGCATCCAACTGTAGGTAACGGTAATCAGTCCAACTTAATTGCTGCGTCTGATCTATCAGAATCTACTCTTGAAACCGCTCTTACCAACGTCCAGAAGATCAAAGATGATCGTGGTATTCTGGTTGGTGCGAGTGCAGTTTCCTTGCATATCCCAGTTGATTCTTGGGCAATTGCAGATAGGATTTTATCCAGTCCTGGTAACACCCAAGCTAGTGGTGGTCAGGCTGCGAATCCTAACATTAATGCAATCAATGCTACTCGACATCTGGGTATGTTACCTGAAGGTTATCATATTAATCGTAGATTTACGGATACGACTTCTTGGTTTATGAAGACAGACGTTCCGAATGGCACCAAAATGTTTGTGCGTACTCCGCTACAAACTAAAATGGAGCCGGATTTCGATACTGGTAACTTGCGCTTCAAGGCAAGAGAGCGTTACAGCTTTGGTGTCTCTGATTGGCGTGGTTTCTTTGGAAGCCAAGGTTCGTAGAACTAACTGTGGGGGAGTGGCTATGGTCACTTCCCTGCTATTATAAGGAGAAGATATGACTACAAATGTTAAGGTAGCACAAAACGTAAGTAGTGATGGAGCAATCATAACAGGTTTTCGTTATGTTGATACTAATACCAGTTTAGGAGATGAAGGGACAGGTTCTAGTCCTACTCCCTCAACAACAAGAATTCTTGCTATGCATACCTATTCAACTCTTGCAGGTGAAATTGTTCTTTCAGGATCAAAACAGATTACAAATAGATCAGCTAAAGGAACAGCTATCCGTTATCGTGTGGGAGCATTAGATTCTAATGATCAATATATAGGCGATATGGGAGTAGGTGTTATTGGTGTTGTAAGTGTTGCAACTTCTGGAACAGGTGCAATGGCTCCTACAATTACATTATATTTAGGCTAGTCATGCCTAACTATGCCTATCTAAAAACAGATTTAATCAATACAACAGAAAACGATTCAACTGAGTTTTCTACCCAAGTCTCTGCCTTTGTTAAGAAGACAGAGCTTCGTATGATTAAAGACCTAGATGATACCGGCTTGGATGAATATACAAATATATCTGTATCATCCGGTAATGCCGGAACTGTGTCTTTAGGCGACAGGGTTCGTATTGTTCGCAATGTAAATTATAAAGTAAGCACAGGAACAACCGTAACAAATCTATTACCCAGGACAGTAGAATATGTTAATGACTACTGGCCTGTTAGTGCGTCTACAGGTACGCCAAGATACTATACCAGAAAAAATAATTCAAGTATAAAGATTGTGCCAACGCCGGTATCGGCATTAACTGTGGAAATTCAATCACAATCCCAACCACTATACCTGTCTTCTGCCACATCTACCAGCATGACAACTCAGAACTATTTTAGTGATTATTGTTATAATGCTCTTTTTGCAGGATGTATGATAGAAGCAACAATGTATATGAAAGATTGGACTACTCTTCCGGTATGGGCGAGTGAGTACCAGAATGCAATACTAAAATTAAACAACCAGGCTAGGAGAACCAGACAAGATGATATGGCAGTAGCTGCCTCTCCTGCTGGTGGTCCTGATACCATAACACAGGGAGCAAGTTAAATGGCAGGTATAGTAAGTCATCAACAAGATGTAAATGAAGCAATGGGAATTTTAAATTCTGGACAAAAAGAAAATCCTGACGATATAGAACATTCTAAAAAAGTTTTAAAGAGCGCATCTCCTAAACAAAAAGATAAAGCTAGAGAAGTACTAGGTTTAAAACCTAAAGTTAACCGTAAAGGTGGAGGTAAGATTACCTACAGAATGACAGGTGGTCAGGTTGTAGATGCTGGGTATGATAAGTAATCAGATTGTAAACGCAGGTTATGATTAAAAAATATAAACCTAGAAGGCTATGAAACGTGGTTAACAGAGCAAGCACAAGACAACAGATTATGAAACCGGGATTGAGAAGAGGCGGTAGACTCAAGAAGAAAAAGAAAGATGGGAAATGGATACAAAAAGCCAACATAG